TGCGGCCTCTGTTCTGGCGCTCATAGCGGCCTCCTTTGCTCGGGGATGAGTGGCGCGGGGCAGCCGCGCGGTGGGTGATGGGGCGGACAGGCTTTCGCGAAAGCGGGCAAAGCCACGGGTGAGGTCGATCACCTCATCGGCCAGGCCTGCGGCGACGGCATCGGTTCCGCGGAAGGTCGCAGCCTCGGTCGCCAGCGCTGCGTCCTGGCTCAGCCGCCCAGCGCGGCCAGCGGCGACAGTTTCGGCGAAGAGGAACCGCAGCACATCGAGCTCGCGCTGGATGTCATCGCGCACATTCTCGGGCAGCGGCTCGTAGGGATTACCATCAACCTTGTGCTGGCCCGAGTGGATCAACGTCACCCGCACCCCATCCTGATCCAGCTGGCCGCTCAGATCGGCATGCATGACGACAACCCCGATACTGCCTACGGCGCCGGTGCGCGGCAGGAGGATACGGTCGGCCTGGGAAGCCAGCGCATAGCCCGCCGAGAAGGCGTGCTCGGCGACAAAGGCCCAGACGGGCTTGCTGCCCCGGATTGCCCGAATGCGATCGGCGAGATCGAAAACGCCGGCCACTTCGCCCCCGAAACTATCGATTTCCAAAGCAATGCCGCGCACCGCCGGATCACTGGCCGCCGCTTCGATCTGAGCGGCGATCCCCTCGTAACTGGTCTGACCCGAGGACTGACCGATCCAGCCCCCGCGATGGATCAGCACGCCCGCGATCTCTATCACCGCGATGCCGTCCACGACCGGGTAGGGCGCATTGCCATGTTGCTGGAGTCGTTCGGTAAGGTTTCCGGCGAGTATACCGGCGCGGGCGGGAAGGCTGGCAGCGCCATCTTCTGAGTCGACGCCCTCTGCCAGTTCTACCCGCCGTCCCAGGATGCGCGGCCCTAGGCCGGATAGAAACGCCATGGCCTTGGAGGGTTCGACCAGCAGCGGCGTATTGAAGGCGCGCGCAGCAATTTGGGCGTGGAGCATCAGGGTTGGTCCTCGTCAGTGCGCGGGCTGCCTTCCGCGTCATCGGTCTCATGGTTTGGCTCGGCCTCATCGTCCTCGATCGAAACTGCTTGCACGCCCTGCGCGGGCGATCCCGGCCGGCGGAAATCAAGGCCCAGCGCCCGCTCGCGGTCTCGTTCAGCGGCAATCTCGCGATCTACCTGCTCGGCGTCGTAGCCGCGCTCCGCAATGGCCTGCGTGCGGGATTTGAGGCCGGCTTCGATTTGGGCGATCTCGGCATTGGCATCCTTCAGAGGATCGACCCAATCCCATTTCGTGGGAAGCCAGTCGGCCGCGAGCATGCGCGGGCGGTCTGCCTCATAGCCGCGCAGGGACAGTGCGCCTGAGAGCACCGCCAGGTCCAGCCAGCGCGCATAGACCGGGCGGCAGAGTTGATAGACCATCACCGAGTGCTGCCATGCCGAAACCCGACGGCGGAATTCGATCAGCGCGAGCCGCGAGTTCGAGAAGTTCCCCTTCACCATGTCATTGGCGAGGTAGGGGTAGGGGATCCCCAGCGCGGCTGAGATTTGCAGCAATGTGCGGTACTGAAACGGCTCATAGGTGGCGCCGCTGTCAGCGGGTTGGCCCACGGTCACGTCCTCGCCGGGATCAAGCCGCACGATCTGACCGGGGCTGATCTCGACGCCCGCGGGCATTTCTTCATCGTCCAAGGGGGCGAGTGGGTTTTCAGGGGCGGGCGAGGTCACGAACATCGCGTACATCGCCGCGACCTTTTTCCGATCGAGTTCGGCGTCGTCGTATTGGTCGAGCAGGAACAGCTTCACGATTGCCGGGGCGAGTTTCGACACGCCGCGCAGCTGCCCGCCTTCCACCGGGTCGATCACGTGGATGACCTCGCTGGCGGGAACGCGCACGATTTCGCCAGAGAGCCCGGGGTCGGTGCTGTCACCGGGATGTCGGCGCAAAAAGTGATAGGCAACACGCCGCCCGATCCGGTCGAACTCGATCCCCTGACGAATGGCATTGCCGTTGCGCGCCACGCCTGTTTCATGGAGCGGCAGCATTTCTGAGGGCAGCATCTGCAGCTGGAGGGGGACCGTCAGCCCGTCCTCCACACGGCGTGGCCTGATCCGGACAAAGACCTCACCTGCCAAGAACACCTCACGTGCAGCCCGGCGCTGGAGCCCGTAGAAATCCGTCAGCCCTTCGGCGTCGGCCTCATCGGTCCAGGCGAGCCAGAGCCGCTGCAGCTCTTCCTTGCGTGTAGCGTCCGCGATCTTAGAGCTCGGTTTGATCCCGTCGCCTACGGTATTGGCGGCCCAGCTCTCAACCGCGTTCACGGCATAGCCATTGTTGCGTACTAGCCAGCGGGCACGAGCGGTGATGTCGGGTCCAGAAGCTGCGATCAGCGCATTCACATGAGCCCGTGTCGCCTGGAACCCGCGCAGGCGTCGGTGATGCTGGCCCGCGTCAAACCCGCCGATAAACGCGCCAATGCGCTGCCGCCAGTTCATCACAGATCCTTCACGCCAAAGGGGCGGAGCACGCGCCCAGCGCCGCGTTCGAGTTTGGCAATGCGCCGTTCGGCATCGCTGATCGCGGCGGCCAGTTCGGCGTCAGTGCCGTAATTCACGGTCTTGCCGTCATAACTGACCGAGCGCGTGCCGCTGTAGCGCGCGGCCAGAAGGGCGCTGTGGCGGAGTTTCAGCTCGTCGAGGGTCATTCGTCATTCCATGTATTTGGGCGTGCTGATCTTCCAGCCGCGCCGCCGTGGCGATGCGATCCGCCCCGCTTGTGGTTCGGTCGGGTTCTTGGGCTCGGCACCCTGTGCTGGGACAGCCGTCTCCACGCCCGCCTGCTTCTCCAACTGCCGCCACATGCGCTCATCAAAGCGGTCGGCGCCGAGGATCCAGGCGGCGGCCCGCGCATAAACTCGTGTGTCCAGCGCTTCGTTCCTCTCGCGCATCTTTTGCCATTCCTGGCGAGCGTAGCCCCGCCTGTCGCGGATGGTGACCAGCTGTTCGGCCACCAGTTGCTTGAGCCACTCGCTGTCTGCCCAATTGGGCAGGTGGATCGTGCCCGCCGGTATCGGCGCCTCTGGCTCGGACGGCCGCTCTATCCGCAGATAGCGATACGTTTCTGCCTTGAAGGTGGCCGTAGCCACCGTCCAGAGCCGCGCCCCGCGCTTCAGCTTCCGTCCGTTTACCGTGGCATCGACGAAGGTCGGCCCCGACACTGGGGTCGCCCGGTTGAAGCCTTCAAGCCCCTTCACCGGTGCCACCTGCGCGATGCCCTGCGCCCGTGCCCAGGCGTAGACGGCAGAGGTCTCAAAGCCGGTATCGATGGCCAGCTTGGCAAGCGGCATCGCCACGCCGTTCTCATGCACCCAGGTTTGACCGAGCAGCTCTGTCAGTGCTTGCCAGCAGGCCGGATCACCAGGACCGCCCGGAAGCACGATGTGATCGACGAGCCAGCTTTCGAGGCCGCGGCCCCAAGCCCAGACATCGACCTCGATGCGGTCCTTCTGCACATCGGCCCCCGCGGTCAGGAACAGACCACCCTTCGGGATCTGCGCCGCATAAGCCTCACGCCGATCCGCCAGCCGCTGCCATTCCGGCGCGTCCCCGCTTTCGACCCAGGTCTCGCCCAGAAGGGTGTTCCGCGCCGCGCGCAGCATTTCGTCCGAGCCCTGGGCCGCCAGCCAGTCTCGTGCAATCTGCTCCCAGCTTTTCCAGCCGATCGGCGAATAAAGCGCCGAGAGGTGAAACCCGATCGCGTTCGGATCCGCGGCGGTCGCGGTGGCCCTCCATTCACCACGCTCGAGCATCTGCGTCTTGTGGTGCTCCGCGATGGGCCGCTCGCAGCCCGCGCAGTGATATGCAGCCGTTTCCGGTTTTTCCTTCGCCCAGCGCAGGCGCTCGAACTGCAACCACTGCATATGACCGCAATTCGGGCAGGGCACGAAGTAGCGCCGCTGGTCGCTGGCCTCGAACTCCCTCTCGATGCGCGAGAGCCCTCGGATCGTGGGTGTCGAGACCATGAAGACTTTGCGTCGATGCGCAAAGGTGGTGGTGCGCGCTTCGGCCAGGCTGACCGGATCGCCTTCCTCGTCAGCCGAGGCCGGATAGGCATCCACTTCGTCCAGAAACACATAGCGCGCGGGCATCGATCGCAGGCCCGTGGCCGAGTTCGCACCGGTCAGCACCAGAATGCCGCCTGGGAACTCCTTCGACAGCATTGAGTTGCCTGCATCCCTAGACCGCGCCGGCTGGACGCGCTCCTTCAGCGCCGGGCTATCCTCGATCAGAGGGTCGATCCGCCCGCGCGATGTGCGCTTGGCCATCTCCACGGTGGGCAGCACCGCCAGCATGGGGCCGGGCGCATGGTGGATGACAAAGCCGATCCAGTTGTTGCCAGCCTCCGTTGCGCCGACCTGTGCGGCCTTCATGAAGCTGATCCGCTGCGCCGGGTGGTTGGGCGACAGCGCATCCATGATGGCCCGCAGATAGGGCGTGCGGGCCGTTCGGTATTGCCCCGGTTCTGCCGATGCCCGCGAGGAGAGCTTGCGATGTTTGTCTGCCCATTCCGACACTGTCAGGTCCGGGTCGGGCCGCATCCCTCGGCGCCAGGCGCGCAGGATATCCTCGGCGCCGTCAAAGGCGAGATCGAGGCCTTCTGTTAAATCTGTTGTTGGTCGCCCCTCGTTGTCACTCGGGCCGTTCGTCGCTCGCAAAGGTCCCCCAGACCTTTGCGTTTGGTTATCACCAAACCGCTCCTCATCATTCAAGCGAGACCCTGAGGTCGGCCAGGGCGTCGAGCTGCTCTCGGACATGGGTTTCCAACACCCTCTGCAAGATCGCAGTCTCGATCGTCACCGCCTTGCCGGATGCCTTCTCCATGTCTGCGGACAATTGTGCGGTCATCAGCGCCGCCACACGTGTGGGCCAGGTGACCCAAAGATCCCGCTCCTGACGGGCCAGACGAAACACCAAGGTCTCGGCCCGTGCGCGATCCACCAACACGCCCTTCTTCTTCTGGATCGACAGCTGCCGTTCCTGAGCCTGGTAGACCGTTAGCGCCGTCCGGGCCTTGATGTAGGATGTGCTTTCACCGGGACCTGAGACTGTAGGCCCCTCACTTGTTGCTCTGAGGCCACCACGTGAGCGTATCTGTTGATCCGGATCGGTCGCTGAACCGCGCCGCGCATCGGACGCCACGGCATTGATGGACCCGTCTGCAAAAAGCACGAGCCGACCGGTCTTGCGCGCCTTCTGAACAGCCCCGCGGGAGATCCCCGCATGCTCGGCATAGGCGCGTTCAGACATACCTTCCATGGCGCTTGGATTGACCTCAAAACATTGAAAATAAAAAGAAAAAACTGTCTATTTGAGTTGATTGGACTTCCGCTTAGAGCGAGTCTCACATCAAGCAAATTGCCTGATTGGAGAAACACAGATGACCCTTGCCACCCGCTACAACGCCGAAGCCAAACGCTTGATGCCGCACATGGCAGACGATCTCGCAGTTGACCCCGCGATCGACAACGCTGGCCACATCGACGAGATCGTGTTCCGTCGCAGCGAATACCTGGGCGGCATGGCGGCGGTCCTCCTTGCGCTGCTTGAACAGCAGAAGTGAGGGCGATCCTATGAGCACCCGCGCACAGATCGCCATCCAGACCGGGCCCGAAGAATGGGCGCATGTATATGTCCATTACGATGGCTACCCCGAGCACATGCTTCCCGCGCTAGCCGCGTGGGCGCCTGAGGACATCCTTGCCGCTCGGGAAATCCGGCAAGTTAGCGCCGATCAACTCGACTGTTTCGACCCACCACGGTGTCCCAATTTCTATTCGAAGCCCACGCTGGACTTCACGTTTCTCTATGTTTGGAATGAAAGCCGCTGGATGGAATGGAGAGCCTAACCTTGAAACGTGCAACCTTTCCGGGACAAATGGATTTGAATGATCTCACGGATATGCAACTGCTTATTCTGTTTCGTGCCGCGAGCCGCTCAAGAAACCTCGCGATGCCCCTACCTGGCGGTCTTGCTGGTGCCGCAGCCAAAACTACGATTGCAGTCATGATCGATCGTGGTTGGCTTGAGGAGGTTTCGGCAAGCACATCCAAGAACGAGCCTCTCTGGCGCGAAACTGAAAAGGGTGAAGCGATCACATTGGTTGCAACAAATGTAGGGCTTGAAGCCATCGGCATTGAGCCCGTTGTCGTGAGTACCTTCCATAGCATCCGATCGGCCAGATCGTCTTTGAAGCGAGAGAAAGGAAACAGAAAGTTAAAGGTCGAGCCAAAGACAGTTTCAATTCGGAAAAGCACGAAACAATCACAGTTAATTAAGTTGTTGCAGCGGCCTGAAGGTGTGACCGTGGCAGAAATCGTTGAAGCTATCGGTTGGCAAGCTCATACGGCGAGAGCTGCGATTTCTGGTGCGCTTAAAAAGAAAAAGGGCTTACCTATCACGTCTCGAAAGCTTGAGCATCGAGGGACTGTTTACAGATTAGAACTCAACTGAGCTTCCAAGCCTTTCAATTGCTGCGAAGATTTAGATTAAGTCGACCTAGATTTGGCTATGGTATCATGCCGCTGTTCGTTGTGATTTTAAGGTAGAGAAGGTTTCGCCGGTTTTGATTAAAACAGCCTCGTCACCGGTAAATGCTTGCCAGCGTTCGATGGCGACATCGACGTAAACGGGGTTCAGCTCGACGCCGTAACAGATGCGCCCCGTGGTTTCCGCCGCGATCAGCGTGGTGCCTGATCCCATGAAGGGCTCATAGACCGCCTGACCTGGGCTAGAGTTGTTCAGGATTGGGCGGCGCATGCATTCGACTGGCTTTTGCGTGCCGTGCACGGTTTCGGCATCTTGGTCCTTGTTCGCGATTTGCCAGAGCGTGGTTTGTTTGCGGTCGCCGGCCCAGTGGCCCTTTCCTTTGGCGCGCACGGCATACCAGCAGGGCTCGTGCTGCCAGTGGTAATCGCCGCGGCTGAGCACCAGCCGATCCTTTGCCCAGATGATTTGGGAGCGGATGGCGAAACCGGCGCCAATTAGACTGTCCGCCACGGTGGCCGCATGCAGGGCGCCATGCCAGATGTAGGCGACATCGCCGGGAAAGAGGGACCAGGCCTCACGCCAATCAGCGCGGTCGTCGTTCAGGACCTTGCCTGTGCGTTTGGTTTTGGCCGCGCCCGCTTGATTGCGCCAAGACGGGTCGTATTCCACGCCGTAGGGTGGGTCAGTTACCATCAGCAACGGTTTGACACTGCCCAGAAGGCGCCCAACCACATCGGCGCTAGTGCTGTCACCGCAGATCAGCCGATGCGACCCAAGCTGCCAAAGGTCGCCCGCCACCGACACCGGGTTAACCGGCGACTCTGGGATATCATCCTCGCCCTCAACGGCCCCATCGTCGCTCACCGTCTCGGGATTCTGCAGCAGGGCATTCAGATCCTCATCCGAGAAGCCCAGTAGATTGAGGTCGAAGTCTTCCGCTAAGAGCCCGGCGATCTCGTCGCGCAGCATCGCCTCGTCCCATTCGCCAAGCTCGGTCAGCTTGTTATCGGCAATGCGATAGGCGCGCCGTTCCGCTTCATCGAGATGGCCAAGCTGGATGACAGGGGCCTCGGTCAGGCCCAGCGCGCCGGCTGCCAGCACGCGCCCATGGCCCGCAATCAATTCGCCGTCGTCAGCGACCAAGCATGGTACGGTCCATCCGAACTTCGCCATGCTGGCCGCAATCTTCGCAACCTGGGTCTCGCCATGGATCTTCGCGTTCTTGGCGTAGGGGCGCAGTTTCTCGATCGGCCAGAGTTCGATCTGGCGCGGCGCAAAGACAAGATCCATTGGATGGAGAGCTCACAAAGGCAGGGGCGAAGCATGCAGAAGCCGATTCCGTGGTTACGGGCGCTTCAGCAGTCGCGATGTCAGAAAAACAAAAGCGCCCGCGAGGGTCTCCTCTGGGCGCAAATCTTCGATGTTTCTTTGATAGGTCAAGGGGGCTAGGAATGTCAATCCTTTTTCTTTTTTGAATCAACGGCTTCTCAAAGTGGTAGGTGGATTCCATGAAAGGTGGCTGCTCTGGATTCCTCGATGGAATCCACCTGAGATGACATCGGAGCGCGTAACCCTTTGATAATGAGTCAGGTTTTGGCGCGTTATCCGCGTGCTGGCTTCTAAGTGGATTCCCCGGTGAAAATCCAAGTCGCTAGCAATCTTCTGAGCTGAGGACGCCCGTATACGCAAAGGTCCGGGGAGGAACCATGGGAGGGGGGTCAGACCCCTTCGACGTTGGCCTCGAGGTGGTAGGGTGCGATCAGGGAGGCCGCCGGGATTTTCCAGCTGGTGTTGATCTTCTGAATCATGCGCAGGGTTAGTGGACGCTTGCGGTTCATAATTTCAGAGGCGCGTGGCTTGCCGCCAACAAGCTCGGCCAAATCACTCTGCTTCTTCTTTTTGATGTCCATGAAGACCTTGAGCGTCTCGATAGGATCGAGCGCTTCGATGGGGTATTCACGGTTCTCATAGGCTTCGATGAGATCGGTCAGGATGTCGAAGCGATCGGCTTCTTCCGTTCCAGGCGCAGGCGGTGCATCGAAGTATTGTTCGATTTCCGCAAGTGCCCAATCCAGATCTTCATCGGTTCGAATGGCGCGGAGTTCCATTTGTTTCTTCCTGATTTACTTAGACCTTGGTCACGTCAATCTTGTCATATTCTGCGTGGGTTCCCACGAACTTGATCATCACACGGTAGTACGGTCCGTAAACAATGCGGGCGACCAGTCGAAACTTGTTACCGCCGATGTCAAACACGACCCTGCTGTCGCCAACGAAGTCCACCGAACTACCAAACATGTCCTTCAAGTCCTGCGGGCGCTCCCATTGGGCCCGCTCGACCTCAGCGTACCAGAACAGCAGCGGGGCTTTCGCCGCCGCATGCTTGGTCCAGTACTCAACAAGTGTTCGTCTCGACAGGATCCGCATGCCACCTCATCATGTTCCCCGTGCGGGAACTTGTCCTCCTTACATGTTACCAAATCGGGAACTTGTCAAGTGTGTCTTGAGTGCAGGAGCAATAACGGCATGACCGAACGGGTACAGAGTGCTGACATACCACATTCGTCGTCATTTCCGACATTCGCTGTTGCCGTTCGGCTGGGTTTTCGCGGAACTCAAAATCTGGGGCGCGCTGTCTATTGCCGGTCACGGCCCGCTTGCCTGGGTGTATCCGCGTAGCCTTTACAAAATGGAACCTTAATCAGTAATCCTGCCAGAACTGCAAAGCACCAGCGCGAAAGGAAACGAAATCACCTTGGTTCCAGCAGACCTGATGTCCGTCTCGGACCAGCCAATGGTACCCGTTCGCGCACTTCAGCTTCGAATGATCACTCTTCTCGAGCCAGATCATCGATGCCAGGAAGGTCTCCTGGTAGTTCGAGCTGAACTCGCCGTTCGTGACGTTCCAGAGCATCCCTTCCAAGAAATACGAAGGAGCGGTGCCGTCCTTGATGTAACCACCATCCACCATCTTGTTGCGGATGTTCTTCATCACGCGGACGTTCGGTTTGAAGCGAGAACTCGTTCCTTTGTGCTTCGTGGTGCAGTTGTCTGAGTGCTGGTCAGGGTAGTTGACGATCTTGTAATCCTTGCTCGTCCAGAAGCAAATGCCCTCGCGATACGTGGCCGTAGCTCTGGAGGCGAACGACATATACTGGCGGTGCTCGAAGCAGGGGAGCACGTCGGCATCACGACGTGCACCGTTGCCCGGCACGAAGATGGCTTTGTTCCCTTGCTTCACGCCAGCGCCGAAGTTCGCCTGGAGCCACGCGAATAACTCGGCCTTGAACTCTTTGAAGGAATACTTCCCAGGCGAGAGGCCCGCGTTGAAAGTTTCCTTCTCGGCGTCGGATAGGTTGTCGAGGTTGTAGTAGTTGAACGACGTTATGCAGATCGCGATATCGACGTCGCTGTCGGCATAGATGTTCGTGTCGTTACCGTATGAGCCCTGGAGAAAAATGCGGTAGTTCTTCCCTGCGTAGGGAGCTTTTGGGTCCTCCAGCACCTTCTTGATTGCAGCGTAGGTTGCTGCGGATTGGGCAATGGAGCCTTGGTGAGACCACGTTTCCAGCTGGTTTTCAGGTATCGCCATGAATATTCCCTAACTCAATAGAACTGCTTGAATATCTTTCTCGACGCGACCGAACGATTGCTCGCCTCGTTGACGGAGAATGTTGAGCTTCTTCAGGTCGTGCTCGAACATATCTGTGGCCATCTCAGGCTTGTCGAACGTGTCACTCACCCTCACCGTCTGCACATCAGCGAAGAGCAACTGCCGAAGTTGGTCCATCGATGCGGTGTTCACTTCGAGTGTCTTCTGGAGGAGTTGCACCAGCCAGAAGCGACGTTTCGTCCGTTCGAAGAACGAGTATCGCGGCTCCGGATATTGGCCACAGCCGATGCTTAGAACGCGGCAGTCGGCCGGAGAGAACCCAAGAGGCCCGACTGCGTCAGCAAGCGCGTACAATGCTGGATTGTTCGCGACGTAACCTCCATCGAAAAGCTCAATCTCGTTTCCACTGCTCGTTGTGACGGTCTTGCGCTCAAAGAACGGATAGGCGGAACACGATGCTTCGACCGCGTCAGCGAGCTTGCAGCCGAAGCCAGGCTCGAACGTCGCCTTGCGTCCATGTGCCTGCGTCTGGCTGCTCTTGAAAATCATCGGCGTCTCAAGCTGCCACTTGGTCGAGACGATGCCCAGGCCGGTGAGTACTGTATCGAAGCCATCGTCCTTGAAGACAGCCTCGCCGACCTCGCGGAGACGGAGAGTCCGCTCATGCGGCTTCCGCTCCCTCATGATTTTGGGGACGTGCTCGCAGTAGAGCTTGTGAATTTCATCGACCTTCCGGCCGGTCGCGAGCAGAGCAGCGATTATCGACCCCGTACTCGTGCCAAAGATGAGGTCGAACGTCTCATGGATCGGCCGTGGCAGCATTGCCTCTACTTCGCCTAGCACGCCGAGCGTGTAGAACCCCTTCGCGCCGCCTCCATCGAGACTAAGAATCCGGCAAAGCTTCTTTTCTTCGGGCATTACCTTCGACTCGAAAATCATTAATACAACATACAGTGGTATATGCTTCAATTCAACGCAAGCCATGGCGCATGCCCGTGCGGGTTTCGAGTTCCTGACAAGACATCTTGTACCAATAGGTAGGCTGATTATGCTTCATCGAGGTAGAAACCTGCGGGAACGAGTGAATGATCCAGTTCGAGATTGGCGGCAGGAAGGTACGCCCTGAAAAAATCGGCAACGCGCTCATGCAGGCCGTCATGGAGAAGCTCTCCGCGCAAATCAGGGAAAGGATCGGATCGATCCGCGATCCCGCAACAGGAGAATTCCCGACGGTGGTGATGCGCGGCGACAGTCTCGATGACCTGAACATGCATATCGAAGGTTCACCCGAACTGATTGAATTGGTGCGTAGGCGCATGGGAGACGAAGCGGAAGAAGCGGGCGCCATGGACGAAGAGGTTAGAGGCGCACCGCGCGCATTTTTGTCTTTTACGTGGGAAGATCGGAAACTGGCCGAACGCATTGCCACTTCATTGCAGGCGAGCGGTATCGATACCTGGTGGGCCGAATGGTGTATTAGCGCCGGCGACAGCCTACGTCAGAAGATCGATGAAGGGCTTGGCGACTGCACACATTTTCTGGTTCTGCTGACCCCGAATTCGATCTCGAAGCCGTGGGTCAATCAGGAAATGGACGCCGGGCTCGTGCGCAAACTGAACAGCAAATGTAAGTTCATTCCGGTACGCTATGAACTTCAGCCGTCAGCATTGCCGCCCCTGCTCTCTGGCATGCTCGCCCCTGAGATCAGGGCAGACGAAGACATTACGCAACTCATCAACGACATCCACGGCATCAGTCGCAAACCGCCTCTTGGCAAAGCACCGCATGCAGTGGGAGCGGCTACGAAAACCGGCTACTCGGCAGCGGCCAATGCCGTCGCGCGCTATTTCGTTGAGGCCACGAAATATGGCCGTTCCATGGACCCGATGATCGATGTCAGGCCGCTCGCGAAAGAAGCGGGTCTGACGGAAGAAGACACCAAGGACGCGCTCTTCGAGCTTGCTGCCTTCTTCAAAAACGACCATTTCCATGTCATGGTGAAATCCAGTCTCTTTACCGAGTTCGACAGGCACTGGAAGGATTGGGACCCGCGTGAAGACGCACTGAAACTTGCCGCCGATATCATGAACGATGAAAGCTTCCCTGCTGACAGCAGTTCGATTTCGGAGCGCTACGGATGGGAACCTCGCAGGCTCAATCCCGCGGCCACATATCTTCACGACCGCGACCTTATCCAGGACTTCAGGGTATCGGGCCAGCCACAGTTCGAATATTACCGGATTGTCGGCAAGCCTGACGAGATGCGCCGGTTCCTGAAGAGCAGGCGGTAAACTTTCAATACGTCGTATCAACCAGAAATCAAGTCCAGCCACTGCACGCGGACCCGCCGGGTGTTTTGTGTTTGTTGAGACTACCGTTCTATACTGACCCAGTGAAAACCTGCTAATGCTACGAAGGAGAAAGACAATAAGTAACCCGATCGCGTAGCCCGATAGAGGAGGGCTAGGACTTGCGGCCGGATGTCCACTTCTGTAGCGCGTGAGCGTTGCTCCTGCGGCCGCGGCGAAAGTCCGTTCTCCGACCAACTTACTGGGGTCGCTTAAGTTCCCATGGCTTAGCCTTCGGCATCACGCTGGTCACATCGACTTCTCTCATCGTACCACCCGAAATGAGCCCATCACGAATCCAAACCAGCGCCTTCCACCAGGCGTCATAAGCCAGCCGCGCCGCCTCAATCTGCCGGGAATCTGGTCGAAACATCACAGGACAGGCCCGCACCTCCACAGTCCGCCATTTCCCGCGCGACAGCACCCGCTCGGCGCCGACCACCACGGTCGTTGCATGATCCCCATGCCGGTTGCGCTTCATCTCGACCGGAACACAGCGCGGCACAGCCCCTGGCATCCAGTCTGGCGTCAGCCCAGCGCGGGCGAGCTCAGCCACGCGAATGGCCATCCGCTTGCCGCCGAGCGTGTCGGGCATGCCTGCCACGGTGGCAGCAATCACTTCGGCGTCCTCGTGCGTGTATGTGCCCATTTTGTACTGGCCGCCATCGATTTTGCAGCCCAGCGCCGCCCTCTGCATGAGGACGTATTCGAGACCGAAGCCAAATCCCTGGCCACGCTCTGGGTCGGACGGCTCGGGTAGTTCCAACTGGGCATGCTCAACGCGAAACGCCCATTCCAGCGCCTGCTGCACGGACATGACCCGCTTCTGTCTCCCCCGACCGGCTTGCCGGGACGTGGTGTGCAATTTGTGATCGTGTTTCATCGAATACCTCGTTCGCGTAGGCGCTCGACCGTCACGAGGCCCCGGGCCAACATCTGGTCGCGGATGCTGTTGCTGATCGCGCTGGGCGGCAGGTATCGGTCGGAGTGGATCCACTCTGCGTAAAGGGTCGCAGGATCGACGGAGAGGCTGCTTTGGGTCTTTTTGCAGCCTCTTGATTTGGATGTAGCGCCCCACAACGAAGTTCGCCCTCTGGCCGGTGTTTGCGTGTGAGCCGTGGTTTTGACGGAAGCCGCCCGTGCCATGATCCGATCGAGAGCTTTGGGCCCATCCGGAGGGGCAGGGTGATCGAAGCGGCTGTCACGGGCGAGACGCAAAATTTCGATTTCACTCAGCCCTAAGTCATCGTGCCATCGCCGTACATGGCCCCGTGCATCAGCACCTTGCCACCAGCCAGGCCGTGCGGCGTTTGGAGGGAAGCCCAGCGCCTCGAGTAGTTTGCCAAAAAATAAATCTGACACTGCATTGCGCTCTCGCGCGTCCTCCTCCTCCTTTACTGGTTTAATTAAAGGTTCCCTTACAGGGTTAGTGTCCCGATTTGAGACACGGGGAGGGCTATTTTTGAGACATGGGAACTGCGTTGATTGAGACACGGGCCCCTGACCTGTTTTGAGACACGGGATCGAGGCGATTTCGGGGTCATGCACCAAAGTTTTATTGGTATCAGATGATGAGCTCCCGAGTCTCGTTTCAGGACATGGGGGAATATTGGCTGATGAGGCTTCTTTGACCGACATATGCGGATGTGAGGTGGCATCGACTGGCAGCACCATTTCGGGGTGATCAAAACGACGGGACATACAGTCCGTGCTCATATCCAAAGACCCTGTTTGGTCTGGGTCAGAGGGAGAGGTCTCAAACTCAAAGCCCAGGAGATAACGGGTCGGGCGTTGCTGGCCGGTCTTGCTGTCGATGATCCGAATGCGTCGGATCAAGCGGCGATCTTCTAGAACTTCAAGGTGACGGTTCAGCGTGGCACGTCCTATTTCACAGTCTTTAGCCAGGCGGTCCTGTGTTGGAAAGCATCCAAAGTCTGGATTGTAACGGTCACATAGATGCCACAGCACAATTTTGGTGGTGGGCTTTAATCCGCGCTGAAGAATGGCCCAATTGGTGGCAGCATGGCTCATGAGAGCGCCTCCTTCGACAAAACGCGTGCGGGGGATGCGCGCTGATCGGTAATGACCCGGGTTGTAATGCCATGCTCATAAAGCGCGCCCAGCGCGTCGTCCAAATTGCGCACTACGGCCCAGCAATGCCCTTGAAAGACTACGTTTTGACGAAAAGCCTCTTGAGCCGCACTCAGAGCGCCAGTTCTGGATTTCAGCTCCAGAAACAATACGCGTCCCTGTGCGAGGATGATTAAGTCCGCAAATCCAGGATGGACGCCCATTCCAGTGAGCATGGCTTGGCGCCTGGCCGCGGCGGCCCCCGAAAGGGCCACCTCATTAGGTGAGTGATGCAGAATTGCGTCTCGGGGTAGGATGAACCGCAAGGCTGTGACCACCGTACGCTGCAGCTCGGCCTCTGATCTGGCACGTTCGGTCATGAGCGCCCCTCCATGTCAGAGGTATCGTTGGTGCTCTGACGAACGCGCATCGGAGATTTGGCATCGAGGATCGCGAGAAGAATACGGGCGTCTTCCCGTTCCTCCTCGCCGTCTCCGTGTTGCTGCAGAATTTGTGCTGCTATTCGTAGAGAGAGATCTGAGTGATGGGCAATGTCGGCCACCACCATGCGCGCATCGCGCACCCGCTCTGCGATCCATTCATTGCGAACACGGTCGCGGGCCGTTTTCATTTTGGTAGTGTGTTTTGGTCGAAATGGACTGGGTACGCTCATGATCGACCTACCAGACGATGTGAGGACGAAGACCCACGGCGATGACCATGTTTGCATGTGGCCGGTTCTCGTTCTAGCGCTCCATTGGTTTCTTGGGCCTCGAGCCAAGCGAGAACGGTGGCGCGTCGATAGAGAATTTTGCGGCCAGCACGGATGAACTTGGGGCCGCGGCGCGCATCCGCCCAACGTCGAAGGGTTTCCACACATATGCCAAGCTCTTCCGCGAGGTCTCCGCGGCTAATCCAATCATGTAGCAGAGCTGGTGCCTCTCGGGGCACCGGGATGGATTGGGGTTCCATGGCAGGAAGTAAGGGGGGCTGAGGTATCGCTTCGAAGAACTGTGAGTTTAATTTTTGGGGCATAAGGGATCCTTTCTCGTGGTGGCCCGATGCGGGCGAAAGTTGTGCGTCCTCAAAAGCACGAGAGAGGGGGGTGGCAGGGTGGCGGAAGGTGGCGCAGCACTGTCCATCCTTGCGCCACCTTCAATAAAATTAGGGTTTTTCATATATCATCGTTTTGGCATTCAACTCTAAAGACGGTGACTGTGGCGATGTTCTGGCGGAGGGACTGTCAAGAACAATAAGTGAACATCCATAGGAAAGTTTGTTTGCCGAATCGCAGGGGGATGTCGAATGCTTTGGTCATTCCCCATGCCAATGTTGGCCGGTCACGCGGTATTTCAGATGCCGTGATTGAGGGCCCGCATCGTTTGGTTTGGCGAACCACACAGACATCTCTCAACATCGTAGCGGGTACATCGCTACGCGTCAGACCTATTGGAGGCAGGCAATGGCTTTACCGCCGCGCGCATATTATTCCGTTATCGACCTTACGCATCGCTGGGAGTGCAGTTTGCATGATCTGATGGGCTGGGCTGCTGTGGAGAAGTTCGACATCATGACAATGGTGACGTCGCTCCGTGTTGGGGTAGAGCGGGTTAGTGGATTTGTTGCAGTATCGGTGGCTGATGTTTTCCCGCTGGTACGGCATCAAGGGCGTGGGCCCGTCGAGGTTCCGCTCTCGCGGGTTCGGCCGTTAAGTGCGCTGGAGTGGATGGAACTCGATGAGGATGTTGGTGTTCGGTCGGTCACAGTCCGTTTAGAAGACCTTTTGGTGCTAACCGATCAGGTTCAATCCTTTGAGGCAGAGCATAATCTTTTACGTCGTCCTGCATCGCACATCGGAGCTTCGGCTCGCTATGATTGGGAGAGCATGTATGTCTCCCAAATTCTTCGAATTTATGACCGAGGTCTGCCGGCCAGTCAGAGCGCGTGGGTGGATGAGGTCCAGGATTGGTTTGCAGAGCATTCCGACGATGGGAATATTCCGGACGAGCGTACTATAAGGCGGCGCCTAACACCGATCTGGGCGGCACTGAAAGCCCAAGCTTAGTTGGGCGGGAGATGATAGGATGCCAGCATCCTGCTGGGGTAATGATTTGATACTCAGCGTTCCAGACTAAATGAGGGTGGCGCATAGGTTTGCCACCCTGCGCCACCTTCCGCCACCCTGCCAGTTGTTCGCGAGGATTAGCTTGATCCGGGCGCGTGATTACGCGTTATGACAGAAAAAGGAGGTGGCGATGGCCAAGCGCGAGCGGTTGACTGAAAAACTCATGCGGGATGCAATTCCGCTAGAAGATCGGGATTATCAAATTTTTGATGATCAGATTCGGGGACTGGCAGCGCGGATCAATCGTAGTGGCGCACGTGCGTTCACCCTGGATTATCGATACGCGGGTCGACAGAGGCGCATGACCATCGGGCGCTGGCCAGAATGGTCGGTAACAGCCGCGCGGGAGCGCGCCAAGGAGTTGCGCCGGGAAATTGATTTGGGTGAGGATCCTCTGGCCCAGCGCGATGATATACGCGTAGCGCCGCGCATTGTGGATCTGATTGAACGATATCTCAGTGAGCATTGTGCGAAACTTGCGCCTACCAATGCATCTGATCAGGCGAGTATGATGAACAAGCTCGTTGCGCCACATTGGGGACAGCGTTTGGTGACAGAGATCACCAAAGCAGATGTTGATCGTCTGTTGGCGAAGATCGCGCAGGGTAGGCCCCGTCCGCATAAAGCCAAACCCAATAATCGCGCACGGAAGCTGCAGCCAGCACGCCCCACACCAATTCGTGCCAATCGGGTGGGAGAGGCTCTGCGGAAGATGTTTAACTTGGCCGTCGAATGGGGCATGCGCGATGACAACCCCGCCAGCAGCTTTTATCGCCGCACCGAAAATGCCCGCGAGCGTTTTTTGACTAAAGACGAGATAGACCGACTGGCGGCTGCGCTTGATGCTGATGAGGATCAGCGTGCCGCAGGGATCATCCGCATTTGCATGCTGACAGGCGCCCGCGTTGGTGAAGTCCGCCAAGCTCGGTTTGAGCAATTTAATCTCGATCTTGGCATTTGGGCAAAGCCTGCGGCCACCACAAAGCAGCGTAAGATTCACCGCGTGCCGATTTCAGATGATGTGGCAACCTTAGTGCGTCAGCGAAAGCTCATGGTGCCGCATGGCAATCCTTGGCTTTTCCCGGGGGATGTTCCCGGACAACCCGTTAAGGAGATCCGGCGGTTTTGGCGCAGGGTACTAGTAGCCGCCAATATTGACGATGCACGTATACATGATCTCCGTCACACCTTCGCCTCGCTCCTAGTCAGTGGTGGCGCTTCACTTGAAATGATCGGAAAGCTTCTCGGTCACACCCAGATGCAGACCACACAGCGCTACGCGCATCTTCTCGATGCGCCACTACGCGCAGGCCTTGATGCAGTTGCAGATGCGGTGCGACCGAAGTTGAAAGTGGTCGTGGCGTAA